GTTGACTCATTGAAAGTTGGCGGCGTTGCTGCTTTAATGTGTATAGGAAAAGCTTTCGCTGCATCTAAGGTAGGAGATCCTGAGTCTGCGTCTATTGGTAAGGGTTAACCCCTAGCGGGATGGGATCTTATGAGTTATCGGCAGTCGGGAATTGCTTATAGAGAATCAGACTTTGTTTACAATAGGTCTGATGCGACCCTACACGTAGGTGTTATTAACGTAGTTTGTGGTACTCCTACGCTGTTCGAGTTCCCTTACCGTAAGTCTGGGACAGCATACCGGAACAGTTTCCTGTACCGTGAGCCAGCTTCAAACAATAATACTTATGTAGTTAAAGCTTTCCCAGCTACGTTGGCTGTGACTACAGCGTTCTCTGCTGTGGCAGGCAAACCTATAGATGTGGCTGCCGCTACGATCAATGTCGTTGCGGGTGTAGCTACAAACATTAACGTTGACGCTAACTTCATTGTCCTTCTTGAGGGCAACAATTATTCTGTGGTTATGGACGCACCGAGTCTTGTGGTGGGCAACGTTCTGAACATGGCGACTATTCCTGTCACTACAGCGATGGACTCCACACAAGAAGTCATTATCGATGTGGATACTATAGCGGCTACGGTTGCTGTGCCTACCCCTGCTGACATCAGCGGAGATTTCAGTATCACTACTGGAACAATAAAAGTGGTGGCTACTACCCCGGATGTGCTGCTGCATCGTATCTTGACTGTCCCTGAGAGTAATACTTTACCTCCGGTGCTGCGTCCTCAAGACGCTACTAAAGCTGCGTTCGCTTTACGTCAACACTACAAGCCTACAGCTAGAGGCATTAACCTAGTGATTGTGAACAACGCTTCAGTGCAAACGTTTATGCCATCAGATTTCTCTTCGGTAACACGAGTCATTTATGGTGGTCACGCGAGTCCCAACGATTTGACAGGGACAGAGCAAGCCATACTTATAGCCGCCGGTTATCAGTTTAGAGTAGGGGAGCCAGTCTAATGCCAATGTATTCATACAGGTGCGGTCATTGCCACACAATCTGGGACGTGATCCATAAGATGAAAGAGTCTTACGACGAGAGTTGTGAGAACTGTGGCGGGGAGCTAAACAAATACTATGGGAACGTTCAGATAGCCCCGTCGGTTATGCCTAGCAGATCCAACATTGATTTGGCTAAGACCAAAGCTAATGACGCTGCTAAAGATGTTGACATGGCAGCTTACAAACGGTTAAGGAAAGACGGGTTACAGCCTCCTAGCATTAACGGTTCAGCGAAACTGGAGGCCCGTGCCGGTACTAAGTGGGAAGTTAACGCAGGACATACTCTATCTCATGAAACTCGTAAGCAAGGGGAGAAAAGTCTACAGGAGCATTTAGGATGACTACCGCCCAGGTGTGGATTGATTCCACTAGAGACATGTTGTTGTCTAGTTATGTGGAGGAGTTAGATGTTCTGACTGCTGCTATAACTGACACGACTGTTCAAACGTTGCAGATCCAAGGAACGTCTAGCAGCATAGCTAAGGGTGTGGTGTTCGAGGTTGGCACGGAAATGTTTTATTGCACTTCTGTAGCTGGTAACACAATCAACGTGTTCAGAGCGTATGCAGGTTCAACTGCTACCACTCACGCTATCGGGGATTTCCTTAGGGTCTCTCCGAAGTTCCCGACCTACCGTATCATCAACAGTATCAACGACGATCTGTCAGATTTGAGTTCACCAGATAACGGTTTGTTCCAAATGAAAACTACGAGCTTCACCTACAATGGTGGGGTCGATGGATACAATTTAGCTGGATTAACTTCTGCCGAAATTAACTCTATCTACTTGGTCACTTACGCTGATGTAGGTTCCGAAGCTACAGAACCTCAAGTCCTTTCCTGGACGTTGCGTCGTAACCGTGACACCACAGCGTTCTCTAGTGGTTTAGCTTTGATACTTTACACTGGGGTCTGGCCGGGTCAGAAAGTTACGGTCATGTACAAGTCGCCGTTGACTCCTATCGTGAATGGCAGCACACTACTTTCTTCTGTAGGTTTAGACACTACAGCTTACGATCTACCGTCGTTGGGTGCAGGTATGGCTCTGATGACTACTACACCTATACGTCGCGAGTTCTTGGACGCTGAGGGAACTTCTCGTTTGGCTGAGGAAGTACCTGCTGGTGCTATCTCTGCGTCGTTCCGTGATCTGATGGGTCGCCGTCGGGCTAGGGTGCAAGCAGAGTCGGCTCGTCTGATCTCTCGTTACCCACAAATTTGGAGCCGTAATGCTGCTGTAAGACCTACATCACAATGGAGCGGATACTCCGATGCCTAACTCTCAAAGTCTGCCAGTCAACCTAAATGGGATATCTTACCTAGTTGACACTAGGCAGTACTCACGGACGACTGTGCCAGCTTTGCGTGAACAGCGCGATAACAGTGCTGAGCCTGGCGAGAACGCTTTGGACACGTCGGGTGCTTGGACACGTTCCCAAACAGATTGGTCTTATGGTGCTGGGCAAAATAGTTTTGACATTAGCGACAGCGACCGTCGTAGGTTTAACACTTCTTCTGGTATTGATATTTGGACGAAAGGGCAGATCACGCTTCTGCCCATTACCGAAGAGAAACTGAACGCTGTTGAAACGAATTTAGATATCCAACGTATGGGTGTGTACGTGTACGCTGCTCATGGCGCTAACGCAGTCTTCTCTACAGACCTTGTGCCTGCTGCACCGACGTGGACTCCGTTTGTTCCTCGCTCAGGTAAAGACGTTAAGGACATGACTTCCGATGGTGCGAACGCTTACTTCGCTTTTGGTTCTGCTGATACTATAGCTAAAGCTACGTTAGGTACAGCAGCTATTGACGGTAGCTGGCCTACTTCTGGTACCCAATCGGCAGACGTGTTGCAGGTAGCTGCGGGTCGTCTTATTGGTGCGTTAGGTGCAAACATTTTTGAGTTGGATGCTAACGGTGTGAAGCTTGGCAGTTCTTTGGATTACACTGCGCCGTTGGCTGCGACTACGTGGGTTTCTGTTAGCGGTGGCCCGTCGGGGATCTTCGCTGCGGCGAACACAGATAACACCGGGTCGGTATATCATATCAATGTGTCAGCTACTGACGGCACTTTGCAAACACCTATAGTTGGTGGGCAGTTACCTCACGGTGAGGAGATCAATAAGATCCTTGCGTACGGTGAGATACTATTGATAGCTACTACCGCCGGGTTACGTACTGCTCTTATCGACACACAATCTAACGCTGTGACTATCGGTCCAGTGATTGAAGAGGGTGGGGCTGCGTATGCGTTGGAGATTGATTCTAAGTTCGTGTGGTGGGGTGGAAGCGACGGCAAGATTTACAGAGCTAACCTTGCTGTGTTTACTTCTACGTTAGTTCCTGCTTGGGCACCAGATCTGGTGTCTACAGCGGGTTCAGGTAACGTTACTTCGGTTGCGCGTTTCTTAGGTAAAACATATTTCGGTGCTGTTGGTGATGGGGTTTATGGTGAGTCCGGCACTAACATAAAAGTTGCTACTGGGATACTCAACACTGGTGAAGTGTCGTGGTCAACTGTTGCCCCTAAACTTTTGCGTTCGGTGACAGTACGCCAAGACAGATCTCAATATACTTTCGGTGACACGGAATACAATCAGGCGTCAACGACATATCAGGACGCTGCTTTACAGTACCGTGGTAACCCTACTTCTGTGATGCCTGGTTCAGTGTTCTTCTCAGCGACGAACGATAATAACGTCCTCGATGAGGTAGGACCTCTACTCACTCAAGACCCTTTGCCTTTCAACTTCGTCACACAATCCTCTGTGTCCTACAAATTCGTGCTAACAATCAACCGGGATGCTGTAGATACAACAGTAGCTCCGATCATTCAGGACTGGTTGACAAGCTGTATCGTCACCCCCAGCCGAGTGGACGAGATCATTGCACCAATCATTATGCAACGCCAAGTCTTAACGTCCCGTAACGCTGGAGCCCCAGCAACGTTTGACTCTGCCACGATCTTCACGTCTCTTAGGAACGTTATGGAGACTGGCATCACAGTAGATTACATTGAAGGAACACGAGCCGAGAAAGTCACCATAGAGAGAATTTCAATGCAACCTAACCGTCTATCCGACAACGGAGACTGGTGGGAAGGTACCCTCATAGTGAGGTTGCTAACTGTACCAAAATAAGGGAGCTTCATGGCTAAGGTATTATTCTACGATATAGAAACTGCGCCTAACCTCGCATATGTGTGGGGCCAGTACGAGCAGAACGTTGTGCAGCAGTATCGCGAGTGGTACCTAATGTGCTTTGCTTACCGTTGGGAGCATCAAAAGAAAACTAAAGTAATTTCTTTAACGGACTTTGAACTGTACAACGAAGACCCAGAAAATGACAGAGAAGTAGCTCAAGCTTTATGGGATCTGTTTGATGAGGCAGACATTGTAGTAGCGCATAACGGTGACCGGTTCGACATGCGTAAAGCTAACGCACGGTTTATTGTTCATGGCTTGTCAGCACCTAGCCCAGTGCAACAGATAGATACTCTTAAAGTAGCTCGTAGGTACTTTATGTTTAACAGCAACAAACTTGGCGACCTTGGTCAACACCTTAAGCTCGGTAAGAAAGAATCTACTGGCGGCTTCGAGCTATGGGTAGGTTGCATGAAGGGCGAAGTTCAAGCTTGGAAACGTATGATCAAGTACGCACGTCAGGACGTAAACCTTCTGATGGATGTTTACTATAAGCTCCGTCCGTTCATGACTACTCATCCTAACAAAAACATTATTGATGACACTTCAAGGAATTGCCCTACTTGTTCAGGGACTAAGTTGATGAGGCGTGGATATAAACGTAACCGCACTACTTCATACGTCGCTTTGCAGTGTATGCAATGTGGTTCTTATTGTCGCGAGAGATTAAAGTCTAATGAAGTTAGTCCGGGAGTAGCGTAACTAAGGTAGTATCATCTCTAAGAGGGGGAGAGTAGACCCGGAGGGTCGCGATACTTTCCCCTTCTACAAGTAGTACAAAAAAGAAACATCCCCCCAGGAAAGAATCAGAAACCGGGGGGATGCTAACGGGTAGCAACTCGCGACAAATTATTTACCCGCCGGGCCGTGGCCCACTTTTTTAAGCATACCACGTAACTCAGCGAAACGTTTAAGGTTCTCTTCTTTCGACAGGTACTTGACACCTGGGAGAACGCCAGTGGCTTTCCAATCAGAAGACTCTTGCCTAAGAGTAGCCTGATAGTGAATCCAGAACTGGCTGATACTCGGCCAGTAGTCTGAGTCTGTAGATAGGTTCGCTACTGTTGTTTGACAACTGTTAAACTTTTTGTCTACTAAGAACAGGTGCCACGCTTTGAGCGTTGGGTCTGGTGGTTTCGCATTCCACCAGACTGCGGACATCTGTAACATTATTTGGTCTGCTTCTGTCTCAGTCATTTTGTTCTTTCTTCTTTCTGGCTTCTCCCCGCTTGTAAAGATTGAATGCTTTAACAGGGTCGAAACCTGCTTGCCCCATCAAATTCTTACGTGCGTTAGCTGTCTTGCCTCCCCATGTGCAGGCAGGTGTGTACGATATGCGTCGGTGCCAGTCCACATCAGAGATAGCTTCCCAGAAGCATTCCTCTTTGACGGGGCATGGTAAGCAATGACTTGGGACAACTTCCCCTGCGTCCAGCCCCCGGCATACGGCGCTGTCGCGCCAATCAGCTTTCACGCTGGTTACGCATCATCAGGATTCGTTCCATCGTCCCACCCAGATGGGAGCGTGCCGTTCTTCGAGACGAACGCAGGGTGTATTCTATAGCTGATATCGTGTAAGCATCTGTATGGTGTAAAGCGTTTATGATTTCTTCTTGCTGGTATCCGGCTTCTATACATTTCCTAACGATCCCTCTCACTTGGTTGTATGGGGCAATAGGCTTTGGGTGTGCCTCGTTCCAGAACCTGTCTATGACTAGTGTGGCATCTTCTGTGGTTACAGTGGTGGTTGTTAGACGTAAGTTGCTGCTCACAACAACTCGTTCATAAGCTCAGCATATTTAGATAGAGGCATCACTACATAAGATTCGGAAACGTTTTTGCCTCGTCTCTTAACGATAACAGACCACCAGCGAGCGCCAGCGTTCCGTGCTTCTTGCTCCCCTTCGGACATCCACCCACTGAAGTTTAACTGTTTATGATTCTTGCATTCTAAGACTGTGTTGGGCATCCCGATGAGATCCCCTTTGTCTAGGTTCCCTGCCAGAGCGCGTCGTTCTACCCAGAACTTGGTGTGCTCACTTAGGTACACCGCACATTCCCTCTCAAACGTCGTTCCTTTAGCCTTGTTTATACTCATAACTCTTCCCTCCACATTTCATTTAATTCTTGTACTTCAAACCGGTATTCGATTGACTCAATTATGAAGTTAGATCTCAAAGCCCATAGAGGTAATCCTTTAAGTGATTCAGGGTACTCGGGGTTCTCTTGGACGGTGAACAAGTAATGATCTAGGCGACCTAACAAATCGTCTGTTAAAGCTATCGCTATCAAGTCGGTGTAGCTTGGAAGAGTTAATCCGGTTTGTTCGTTCTCTTCGTCGTCGTATTCTTCCATGATCTCCAACAAAATAGGGAAGGGGAGCGGCCTCGTCCAAGAGCCACTCCCCCATTCTGCCACAAATACCAGCCTATAGGTACTTGTCTTGCATCATTCTGATCCCGTTACGGATTACTTGGGCTTGAGGAATGCCGTTATCTTCGGCATGTTGCCTCACCCAAATAAGCTGTTCGGCGCTCAGGTTCAAGTTAAAATGTTCTGATAGTCGTTCACCGACTCGTCCTTTTGGCATTCCCATTAGAACGGTTCCTCCCCTACTGCAAATGCAGCCTGAACTATAGCGACTGCTTTGCCATCTTCCACTTTAGCTGGAGATGGGCCAGATTTTACTGCGTTGAACCTTACGGATGGTCCTCCGTCGTTAGCGATGAAGACGTGCTTAGAACGGTTCTTGCCTGTCTCCTTGTCCTCCCATTTGTCTTGCTGCATGTACCCTGCTAGGACTACGCGAGTGCCTTTAGGTAGTTCCGCCATGTTCTCAGCGAAATCTCCGAAGCAAGTAGCGTCGAAGAAATGACTGGTCCTGTTGCCTTTCTCCTCGGAGCCTTTGTTCACTGCGATAGAGAACTTGGTTACTGCGACTCCTTTGGGTGAGAACCTTAGCTCAGGTTCTCTGGTTAGGTTTCCGATTAATGTCATGTCACTGCTCATTTATTTCTCCTTCTTATCTAGAGCGTTGTAAAGGTAATAGCTGTCCCCGGCCCACAAATGCAAAGCAAGCCCACATCTCATGGCCCCACGCTTTATAGCGTCTGAGATGCAGTCCTTCAGCGCTTCGCCCTGGTTGTTCACACGGCGTTCTGTCGCTCCTGCTTCCTCGATAGTAACTTCCTTACCGTCTATCGTCACGGTAAGCGCTAAGACAATCCCCTCGACTTTGCCTTCAGGACTGTAAAGCACCTGCTTGACTTCTGTCGAGTACGGTCCGAGGATACCCAGCAACGACTGAGTGACCTCACTATGGCTCACGTAAGCCGCTGCAAAAGATCCCGGTTTCTGCTTGACAACAGAAGCAGGGAAAGGTTTAGCGAGCTTCTTTAACTGCTCAGACATCTATTTCCCTTTCGTCGTTATTATGCCTGGTTTGTCAGGCACCCCACGCAGAGTTGGTAGTCGCGGAGGTTTGCCTTCCGCTACATCTTGTTTCCTTTGGTAATGTAAAACAAGATCGTTTGCGTGCTGTTTAGCAAGAACCCAATGTTCAAACGACCTACCATCGGCAGTCATCCACACCGGCTTATAAACAGGTACTTGTGTCTCTTCTACTTTGGACCAATCTGTTTCATCTATCATTGACTTCCCTTTCATCTAACATAAGTTGAACTGATGTTTCTTTAATATTTGTAACCCCTGTAGGCAAAGTCGCACACAAAGCGTTGTATCGACAGAACCGACACCGCCACGGCTGAGTCTTAGAATCAGGATACGGAACATTCTCCACCAGACCATAATCCGGCACGTACCGTTCAGGTATCTGCTCCTGCTCTAACACCATCGTAGCTATATCGGTGATGCGTTTAGCCTCCTCGTGTGCAAGCTCCCTAGCTGTGGCCCCGTTCTGACCCGGCGCATGCTGATCTAAGTCCAGCACCCACTCAATAGTTTGCCCCATCTGAGTCGCGTCCTTGCCGTAGCTACTATCTTTACACAAGTACACAAGATGGATAGAACGTGCATTAATGTTTGGGTCAAGCGCATACATGGCTGCTTGGGCAAGCTCGTGTTTCTCCGGCACGTTATCTTTGCGAGCCAGTTTGAAACCGAAACTAGTTTTGCTTTTAAGCTCCCAAATAACGCCATACCCCCACTCATCCTTGTAAACCCCATCAGCATTGCCGCTAATGTTGTAGCCAAGTGGGCGTAAGTCGATAGGCACTTCGCTGTCCATCTTCCACACAGACTCCATAGCCGTCTGAGTCAACTCGTGTAACGCTGTGCCAATATGGAAAGCAAGCAGAGTCTTAGAGTCCAGAGGGTCAGACTCAGGAAGGTCCAACATAGTTAAACCTATTTGGCGTGAGCATGAACCAGACATTGAGCCACGACCAGCAGTCCCGAACGCAGTAAGCTTCGGCCCTTCTTCTACCCGCTTGTCATGCAGGTACGTGAAGTAGGCGTTAAGTGTCCTGTTAGAGCTAACCATCAAAAGCCACGTAACTATCTACGTCCCCTTCGATGGTGTGATTGTTGGCTGCTGCTGAAAGCGCCGCCGCAGCTTTATGTAGAGTCTCTGGACTCATGTAAATCTTTGTGTGTGAGACCGGCCACATGGCAGCGTCGTCAATCTCAATGATAAATGCGTATGTCATAGCCCGTCTATCCATTTTGATTTCTGGTGGTGTCACTTCGACACGGGCTTTACATGTCCCCTCGTCTGGTTCCGACACTATGATCTTATCCATGTTCAGCGCATTCATCGTCGAATTCAACGACATGGCATTCAGTGTGAAGTGTTGTTTGTTGTATCCTAGTCGCATTCCCTTACCCTTCGTTCGTTTAGTTAATTACATTACCTACCTATTATATACACATAATGTTCACTTTGGGGAGCATACCCAAGGACTCCACCCTCCCATTCTCTCGTAAATCAGATAAGCCATCTCAATGTTTGAGTCAACTTCGTATCTGTCTTCCCACAATTCTGGGTACTCAGCCGCCCAGTAGAAATCGTTAATCTGGAAGATCCCAACGTCTACTGAACCACTAGTGTTCACATTGTAGGCAGTGGGAAGCAAGCGAGATTCACACCATGCCACCTCAACAGCTTCCGATATAGGCCACGGCTGCTGTTCTATGCGGTGTATCACAAGCTCTTGTTGATTTCCACCCATAGATAGCAGATCAACGAGAAGCCACACAAGGTACTTCATTTATACCCTCGCGCACGCATGATCTCCTGCTTAGTGAAAGCGTAACCCATGTCATAACCGCCTCTACTCGCAGAGCCAGACCCTTTACGACGTTTCTTGTCAGAAGAGATTCTCTTCTCTGCCCGGAGGTCCCACGCAGCAAGACACCCATCACACCTGCAACCCAGAGAATACTGATTCGCATTGGGTACCCCTCCACACCTACTATTCTTCATTGTCGTCCCTTCTTCGTGTGTACTCTTCGTCCGCTTTCATAGCTTCATAATCATCCCGGTCGAACTCCAACAAGTCTTCGTCGCAGTCCCACACATCGTCTGGCTCTAGCCACGCATCATAACTCATAGCCAGTAATCCAATGTCAGTTCCTTCTTGTTCTGATACTTAGGATTAGCAGAGATAATCACACGTCGCTTACGATGTGACAGCCCGCCCCACACGCCAAGCACACGATTCTCTACCGCATAGTCCAAGCATTCCGCAGTGATGGCGCATCTACCACACATACGTTCGATATACTTACGCTCTCCTGGCCCGTAATGCCCACGGGCAGGAAAGAACAATTCAGTGTCTTCATCTTTGCACTCAGCAAGATGCCAATTAGTTCCCATAAGGGTACCCCTCTCTTTCACACTAGAACATACCATTAACCAGTAGGTTCAGCAAACCAGTTCAGCCAAACAAAAAATAAAACCTTCCCTCACGACCGGGTGTCGTGATAGTGAACTCCGGGGGCGAGCCCCCCTTCGTTCACTTTTTCGTTAGGCCAGCTTAACTCAAAGTGTAAGCTCCCTTAACACGACTTGTTAGGTAGGGTTAACACGATCTGTTAGGGTTGCTTAACATCTGATCCTGCATAATCATACATTGACCTCTGCATAAAACATTTTTTTGTGAGCTGTTCAGCTGGCGCGAGCTCTCATTGATCTTCACCACTTTAAGCGTTTAGAGGTTTTGCACTGGTTCCCGGTATTAAAAGGAATGGGACGCGTGACTTTTACCGTGGCTAGATATGTGGCAGAATTAGAGAGCGACATTCAACTACCAGAAAGAATCAACAATGCAAACTTACACGAACATAGAAATAGACGACGACGAGATCTGGGAGGCGGTAAGCGTTAACGTTAACGACTCAATTAGTGAGCAAGTGCCGGAACACTTGACCGAGATCGAGAACCGGGCAGAATGGCTAGAGGAGAAATATTCGGAACTTAACTATCGGACCGATGAACTCGAAGACCACGAAACGGAGGACCACGAAATCCGGATAACCGATTCTGAGTCTCAGATCGAGGAGCTTAGCGAGAAAGTCGAGGAACTAACCATGACTTTACAACCTTGGGAAATAATCGAGGAGCTTAACCAGAAAGTTGAGGAGCTATCAGAGCAACTGCAACGAATAAAGCAGCTAATCCCCCGCGACATAATTGAGACCATTCTTCGGGATCTATTGGCCGAAGCAAGAATCACATTATGAGCGGGTGCGAAGACTTCGCGGCTTACTCGTGCTCAGTTGATAGCCCGATAGCTACTGAGTGGGCGGTTGGAATAGTGGCACTAGCTATTTGCCTAGTGTGGGTTCTGTCATGATTCTAATGGCTTTAATTATTGCCGGGTTTTGCGGAGCCATTCACTTCGACGACTATCGCGATAAGCGACACGCTGAGAAGTGGCAACGTTTACTAGATACAGAACACAACGGAAATCTAAACCCTTACGACTATGAACTGGAGAGTAACTAGATGGCAATAATGACAGATCAGGAGATGAACCGAGCGGACCTTATCGCTACTCATGAAATGCTTAAACGGTGGGAGGACTTGCCGACTTACAGTGAAGAGGAGGACGACGAGAACACACTCCAACATCAGATAGAGAACGTATTGGAGATTAAGATATTCGCGGAGCTATCGTTAGTTAATGTTGATAGCTGGATCATGAAAGGTGCCGAGCTTCTGACAACGTTCGGCGGTCCTACTATCCGTGTCGAGGTTCCGTTCTTTTTCGACTACATAGAGATAAGCGTTGCGTCGTGGGGATCTCGCGCAGTCGATACTTTTCCGGGACTCGACAATCTCAAGCACTACCTCATCGAGCTAGCTGACAACTGGCACACTGACGAAATCGAGGGACCACTCCATTAACCAACTAGATATAGATAACTAAGCAAGTGGAAGAGTCCCGGCCTAACGTCGGGACTCTCTCGTTTTGCTCCGGCTGTATGGCATCCTAAGCGAAACGCGTTTCCCTAGCTCGATCTAGCTCGACCAACAAAAGCACGCCGAGCCGGAAGAATTGAGCCGATACGCTCCGCTCCTAAAGCATCCTAAGCGCTTTGCAAGACCCAACGGTATGAAGACACCACCCCAAAAATAGGAAAGGACCAGCCCCGGAGGACTGGCCCAATTTGAAACCTAATTAGCTAGGCAGGCAGAACACAAGCCTCGAACGACTTCGAGCCGTGACGATCCATGACGTTGTTAAGAGTTCTAATCTGCTCAAGGATCTCGTCGCGTTTCTTACCCTCATTAATCACAGCATCCTCTAGAACCAGTAACCAGTCCCACACCTCACCCTCTAAAGCGAGTGGCCCATCTTCGATCTCTGCTTTTAGATAGTCAGCAATACTCTCGAACTGGTTAATTCTCCAGTTGTAACTATTGGCTATGTGTTCGCTCATTGATCTCTCCGTCGCTAGTTGATAACCGAACCTTAGCAGTAACTAGCTCAGAACGCGAAACATTAAACAATGACGGACAAACACTAAGCAAGTCGAATAGCTCCTCACTAAGCAAGGGGAGCCCTAACCGGTCGCAAACAATCGCTCTAGAACTTTCGAATATGTCGGGTAGATAAGTCATGACAAGAACGGTAACGACACCACTACCCAAGAACAATGGGCAACCTTACCCACCACATATTACTAGTCTCGTCTCTCCATGTTGGGTTCACTCTGTGTGGTTGTTCAGATCCGGTACCCGGTATGCATCTGATTGTATAAATACTGCATAAAGATGTTAGGTTTGCTTAACAGGGTACGGTAGGCTTGCTTAACAAAAGGCGTACGGCACCCCATACAACAAGTGTTAGGCAACCTTTACAGAACCCGGTCATGTGCCTTGCCCCCGCCCCAATAGATAATGTCTATCGGTGGGTTGGCTACTTTGGTTCAGGTGTTTGTTGGTTGTTTGGGTTAGTGTACTGGTTGTGCGGATGGTTTGTTGGTGTTCGGGCGGATTGTTTTGGGAGGATGTTCACCGATTTGGTGAATGTTTGAGAGTGTTAGCCCCCCATGAGGGAGGTTCTAACGTTGGGTTGGTCCGATTGTGGAGCCATGCCGTCGTTGTTAGCCAACAAGGTATTAGTTTGTTGGAAGGCCGGGTTACAAGTACAGGTTCTTTCTTTGTGGCTGCCCAGGCTTCCCATTACCAGCCGTCCGTACTTTTGGGGTATTTGTTTAACGCCTATGCAAGATATTGTTCGTAGGCGTTCGTTACTGATGCCCGTTTGACGGTCTACTCCCCCTACCGTCGATAGGTTCGGGGGGCGGTTTCTCACCGTGCAACCCTAGTTTCCCTCGGGTCGGGGCCGATCTTTCTCGGTGTCGTAAGTTGTTCTGTGCTTACTGTAGCAGATCTTTGCTATGCTTGTGGGTATGGCACCTTCTAATTCTTCGGCACCCAAAGAGAGTTCTCGTTATTATAACGATAATCCCGATGCGAAGAAAAAGAAGGATGCCTACAATACTGCGTTTAATAAGAAGCCTGGTCAGATGGCTAAGCGCCGTCAGTTAGCGAAAGGCCGTCGGGATCGGGGTATTATGGGTAAGGGCGGTAAGGACTTGTCTCATACTAAGGGTGGCGGTCTTGTTCGTGAGAAGGTTTCTGTGAACCGGGGCCGTAATAGAGGCAAAAAGTAGTTAGCACCTCATGTTTCTTTTTAGGTCTTCCCATACTGACCATTGTTGTTCAGTCCAGGTGTGGTCGAGTGCGTTGTATAGTTGGGAGCATTCTACAGATACGGTTTCGGTTGTTCCGCTTATGAGGCTATAAGATCCGCCGGGGTGTCCACTGTTTTCAATAACGCCATTGCTGGGGGGTAAAAGTGGCGGTGTTGGATCTGATGAAGGCCACCACATTATCATTGCTGTTATTGCTCCTCCTACTGCTACAGCGACAGCAGTTAAAGCTTTAACGATTTTTTTGATAGCGTCAGCCCAAGCATCCGCTCGTTGTCCTACCTCTTCTGCTTGCATTATCCTAGAATATCACACCTTTCCACACACTAAAATTTTTTTTCTGCTATCTTATTCTCTTATGGCTGGTTCACAAAATTCTCATAATTTTCATTACAACAATGATCGAACTAAATTTGCGGCTGATGCAGATGCTTCTTCAAGTAACGGCACGTTGAACGACACAAACAACGGTGAAATTAAACGGGCAGAACATTGGCGTCCACCTAGCGGCCCTAATGCTAAGAAAAGAACTTCTAAAGCTCCAAGCAAAAAAACGTCTGAAGCTATTGACAGTGGCAGTCTTGATCCTATGAATAAAAAAAAGTCTACAAAAAAATCTGGCAGTGTAGCACAAGTATTTAATTCAAAAGGACATAACCGGGGCGCCCATTTACATGGGACTTCGCTTGAACGTTACCATTACAAAGACCGTCCTCAAACTACTTAATGGCTGAAGACGATATAAGTAACGACTTTAAACAAGTCCGCATTAGCCGGTTGACTCTTGGCCTTATTATGACGGTGGCTTCAGTGAGCGCCGTTATTGTGTGGAATGCCGCAGCGGTATCAAATAAAATCAATACGTTGTCTACAGATATTGTGCAGCTACAAGAAGATATGGAAGATGTTGGGGAACCTACTGTAGTTCTTAGCCGTCTCGATTCAATAGAGCGGGCATTAGAAGGTATAGATTTTGAAAGTCTTGAAACTAGGTTAGAGACAATAGAAACGTGGGCTTATGTAGAACTTACCCACCGTGTTGAAGAGCTTGAACAGCAGTGGGATGATCTAGATCGTGACGGGGAACAGTTACACCACGAGTTAAATGATATCCACCACCATAAAGATGCGTTCCGAGATATCCTCAGCCAAGACCCCCGCGATTTTGTTGAAGAGATTATGGATCAAAGGTTTAGTTGGTAATGGAAGAAGCTGAAGAACTACCCACAGAAATGATGGGTGAACGTTATGATCCTTTTGAAGATGACGCTCCTATAGAGTGTGGGCTAGAGAATCCTGAAATTTGTGAATCTTGCCAGTAAGGTTAGTTGCATCTACTACAGAAATGGAAGACTATGAGCCAAGATAGAACTAGTGGGCGGGTTCCACCGCACGCAGGACCATCCCATCACCGTCAAGGTTACAACGATCGTCTTGATGAGTCTTTAGCTGCGGCTCATGGCAAAAAAAGTCAATCGTTAAAATCACGTCGAGATGAATCACGAGGCGCTCGCAAAGGATCATTTGGTTTTGGCAAGCGCTAATTAAGGGGAATGTATGCCTTCGGGCAAAGCGATAACTGTAGAAAAATGGACACAGTTCTTGGCGCTGCGTCGTGCTGGTAACTCTATGTACGGCGCAGCTAAAGAATGCGGTATCTCATATCATGCTTGTCGGGATGCAGAAAACGGGAAAGCTCCTCGAAATTACTTAGCTGCAAAAGAAACGTTAGGGAACCAGCCAGTTGGCGGTGTTCCTTCTTACGAAGATCTTATCCCTGAAGCCAAAGCAGCATATGACAATATAGAAATTTTTGCTAGACGCTATTTTGGTATCGTGTTGCAACCCTGGCAAATAGAAGCCACGGAACGCATTATGGGGTTAATGGAAACAGAGTACGAAGAGTACGCTGTTATCAATGCCCCCCCTGGTTGCGGTAAATCGACGTTCTTTGCGAAGGTTTTACCTGCCTGGGCTACAGTAAGAAATAGGGCTATACGTGGAATGATTGGTTCTTCGTCACAACGCCTAGCCGAATGGTACTCTCGTAGGTTAAGATCAGAGTTGGATCGTGCTCATCCTGTGCGTGCTGAACTAAACGATGTTCGTTTAGGTTTAGCTGTAGATGCTGAAGCCACAATCCAAGAAGACTTCGGTATGTTTAAACCAGATTCGTCTGAAATTTGGCGTTCCGAAGCCTTCACTGTGCTACAACAAGGTGACGTTCCTCTTTCTCAGAAAGAGCCAACGTGGTCAGCGTTCGGAATGGACTCCGGTTTCCTCGGTGGTCGTTTTGACCTGGTTATCTGGGACGATGTTTATGACCCTCGCAAGATGAGGTCCGCTGAAGCTCGTTCCGACATGCAACGTTGGTGGGATGAAGTGGCAGAAACTCGGTTAGAGCCGGGCGGATTGCTCATCCTCCAAGGTCAACGTATGTCAGCGGATGACATTTACCGTTACGCCTTAGACAAAGTAGCTCCCCCTGACGATCTAGAACTTGAGGAGTTTGACCCCGAAGATGCCCCAGAAGAATGGCGAAAATACCATCATCTCAAATATCCAGTCCATTATGAAGACCGCTGTAAAGGCGATCACAAACCTGACGCCACACCCTGGCCCGAAGGGTGCCTACTTTACCCTCGTCGATTGCCGTGGCGACGACTTAGACACATTAAAGCGCAAACTCCAGACAGATTTGAAGTCCTGTATCAGCAATCGGACATAAACCCGGCCAGTGTGCTAGTTGACCCCTTGTGGGTAAGTGGCGGTGTTGGAAAAGACGGCGTTGATTATGTTGGCTGCTGGGATAATGATAGAGACTTGTGGGAATTACCTGCCGGTGTTTCTGGGGATTTGTTTGTTGTAGCGACTGCTGATCCTTCACCTTCCCAATTTTGGGCTTTGCAATGCTGGGCTTATAACCCGGAAACTCAATTCCGTTATTTGTTAGAATCGTACCGTCGCAAGATGGACGCTCCATCCTTTTTGGATTGGAATCATAGTGAGCAAAGGTTCACTGGGGTGGCTGAAGATTGGTGGCAAATCACTAACGATATGGGTCGCCCTTTGACTCATTGGATTATTGAAGCTAACGCTGCACAGAAATTTATTTTGCAATATGACCATTTCAAACGGTGGGCTGCTATGCGTGGAGTGCAACTTGTTCCACATTATACACATAGCCGAAATAAGGGTGATCCGAAATATGGTGTGCAAATGTTGGCTCCATTGTGGCGGGTAGGTCGTATTCGTTTGCCTGGAAAACAAGGCACAGATGCCCGTCCGCACTCACTCTTATTGATAAACGAAGTTACTCGTTGGAACCCTGAAGGCACCGGTTCTCGCACAGATGACTGTGTTATGGCACAATGGTTCTTAGAACACAATTTAGAGAAATTGTATGTACCACAAAATGATGGGGCTAAACAGTGGCGCCCGTCATGGATTTCAGGGCAAGATATAGGAGGGGATCAATCTTATGCGAGGTCGCTTACGTGAAAACCGTTACTGAGATAGTATCAATTTATGGTGCGAGAGCACAAGCTTCTGATCAGCTTAAAGGTCGGATGCGAAACGTTAGAGATTACTATAACGGAGATGTTATAGTTCCTTTGCCTGAGATTAACTCTGATGAACAATCAGCAGTAGCTAACTTGTTGGCTCAAGGTTTAGATCAGATAGCGATGAGGATTGCTTCAACTCGGCCAGATATTTATTGTCCTCCAACAGATGTGGCTCGTAAACGTTCGCGCGATAATGCGGATGTTACTCGTAAAGCTTTGTTTGGTTGGTGGGAAAACAGTCAAATGGATTTGCAGTTGGCTAAGCGTGCTCGTCAGCTTATTGGTTATTCTACTACTATCTGCCAAATTAGATGGAACGACAGAACAGGATGCCCTGAATGGCATTTGCGTGATCCGTTAACTGCATACCCTTCTACTCTTTTGGGTGTGGATGATATGTTGCCACGGGATTGCATTTTTGCGTACGAACGTCCTCTCGGCTATTTACATCAAATGTATCCGCAAGTTGCTTCTGTGTTTCAGTCAGATAGCGACGCTGGACCTGATCAAGCTATTGAGATGGTTGAGTATGTTGACGCAGACGAAACTGTTCTTATAGCTATGCGTGGCCCAGTTAAAACTGGGTTGTTTGGAACGGCATCTACTTTAGATGACAACATCGTTGTAGAACTCGAACGTGTTCCTAACCGTACAGGAATGACTCCTGTTGTTTGTGCCCAGCGGATTTCTTTAGATCAGTCACAAGGCCAATTTGATGGCATTCTCGGAATGTATCAGATGCAAGCTCGCCTTATGGCTCTTGAAGTTATAGCTGTGCAGAAAGGTGTGTTCCCTGACACTTGGCTTGTTGGCCGTGCTGGGGAAACTCCACAGATAGTTAACCCGGCTGATGGGATGACTGGCGAAGTCGGTGTTATCCGTGGCGGTGACTTGAAAGATATGTCGCTACAACCTGGGTACATGACTAATCCAGCTATTGACCGGTTAGAACGAGCGCAACGTTTAACTGCTGGTATTCCTCCAGAGTTTGGTGGAGAGTCTTCTACTAACATCCGTACCGGGCGGCGAGGCGATTCAGTTCTCTCGGCAGCAGTAGACTTTCCTGTCCAAGAAGCTCAACGAATTATGGCTAGGTCTTTGCAAGAAGAAAACAAGATAGCTATTGAAATGTCTAAAGCCTATGGCGGTAACCGGGGGCGCACTTTTTATGTTACTTCTAAAAATGCTAAAGGCCCAGTTCAATACACACCTAATACTAACTTTGAAACGACAGACAACGTTGTGACTTACAGTCAAGCTGGCTCTGACATCAATAATCTTGTTATTGGTGGAGGGCAAAGGCTTGGTATGGGCACTATGTCCAAGATGTCGTTTATGGCGATTGATCCTTTAGTGGAAGATCCAGAGTTTGAACATGACGCAGTTATTGCTGAACAGTTAGAAGCAGCTTTGCTTTCTTCTATCCAGCAGCAAGCTTCAGAAGGTGCTATCCCTCCAGCAGATTTAGCTCGTATAATGAGTCTTGTTGCTAACAACCAGAAAGAGTTAGCTGAAGCTGTTGAGCAAGTTCAGAAAGAAGCGCAAGAACGTCAAGCTAAACAAGTTGAAGCTATGTCAGCAGAAGCTCAGCCTGGGTTAGCGCAACCTGGAATGGGTGCTGAAGCTATGTCAATGGGGGCCGATGCTGAAGCGGCAGCAGCACCTGATCTAGGTGCGTTATTAGGAGCGTTGTAAATGCCACGTAAAGGTTCAGGCCAAAAAATTCAGACAGCTAAAGGACAAGCTTATGGTGAAGCTCAAGCACAAGAAGAAGCTCAACGACAAATGCCGTTGCCTCAGATGCCTAGTGCAGCTAAAGCTTCGCCGGGGCAATCAAGTCTAAACCGTTCCACAGAACGTCCTAATGAAGCGTTGGCTGCTGCTGCCGGTCCTCCTCCTCAGCGAACGTTTGAAGGAGTGAACAATGAAACTCTAGCTGCCCAACTACCTATCCTTGAAAGCATTGCTTCTCAACCAAACGCTACGGCTCAAACGAAAGCTTTTGTCCGCCAACTTCGTATGGTGGCTCAACGCAACGGAGCTATGCAATGAGTTTTACTAGCAGGATAATAGGAATCGGTGGAGGGTTTATAAACCTTGGCGAAGAAATTGTAGAGACAGCGTTTGATACCGTTCGGTCTTTAACTACTGATGACGACTATGAAGGAGTCGGAGATACTATCGTCGGTATTATCCAAGACAATTTAATAAGTGGGGTTATGGGCGCAGCGTTTGGGCAAGGCAGCGCTTTAGAACAAACAGTAGGCGCAATTCCTGAAGCAGTTAGGGCACCTATTTCAACGTTCACTGACGAAGCTCTAGGTCGAGTAGATGCTTTCCAAGATGCTTACATTGAACGGCCTTTGTCTGCTGCTGTAATGGGATATCATCTTGCAACTCAATCCGGTTTAACTGGTTGGGCTGACACAGACACATACAGAACTGCATGGAAAATAGCTTCTGACGGAGTGCCTCTTGAAGATTACGATCTTAGTTTAATCCCAGAAAACCAACAAGAACTATTTACAAAAGGTTTAAGTCTTGGGCGAGCGGTAGCGTTCGCTACTTTAGGCACAGATGTTTTGAATCCTCAAGTCGCTGCTGAAGCGGCACAGTCATCGGCTTTTACTTTAATTTCTGGAGCAGTTGATTTTGGCGAAACTATTCTTTTAGATCCTTTACTCTTAGTAGGTAAACCATTTCAAGCTGCCCGTGCGGGAAAGCTGACAGTAACCGCCGGTAAGGGCGTTAATGCCGCTGATAAAGGAACTGATGTTGCTGCAATGTTGCGTCGTAAACGACGTGGAAACATTAGCCCTACAAGATCTTTAACTGTTCGTAAAGGTGGCAAATATGGTCTTACTAATAAGTTAGAACCAGGAGACATTGCAAACTTTACAACTCGTCGAGCAGAGCAAGTTGTTACAAGCTCAAACTGGACTAAGTTAAACGCTGCTATTGACGCTTTGCCAAGTAGCTCATTTGTTGCTGAAACAGCTTTTAGAAGCGCTAAAGAAATAGATCGGTTAACTAGCCAACGAGCTACAGAAATCAAAAAGTTAACTAACGGAAAGATTGATGACAGTACTGCTTATGCTTTAGCTCAAGCAAAAAATCAGACTATGAGAACTAATCATTATCGTTATATGATGGGGGACCAGACAGCGTTAGGCGAAGCGATGCAAGCTGCTCAACGTCAAGCTGATCGAGCAGCTAATCTTCCTGAGTGGAGACTTAATAAACTGAAAAAGAATGAAGAAGAACTTGCGTCAATTACTGCAAGAGTCCAAGCAAAACTTAAAGCCGCAAAAGAAAAAGAAGACGGCGGTGTGTCGTTTAGCGAAGTAGAAGCGCAAGACATAAAGTTGTTAGACGCAAAAAGGCAAGAAGTAGATAACCAAAGATTCGGTTTGAAAGAAGCAGTGCAAGGGCAAGAAGAGTGGGACTTCGGATTTGTTTTAGATCTTAAACTTAAATTTGATTTCAATCAGATAGACAATCTTGCTCCTACGAGTTTGATAGGCACAAGCGATAATGCGTTGTCCCGTTTTTTTGCTCTTAACGATCCTCGAACAGCAGCGCTTCTTAACGAAGCGTTAGATAGTTGGACGTTTGACGCTATCGACTTTGGTGACATAGGTCGTATAGCTGATGATCCTATCGAGCTTGCTATGAGACAAAAAAGCGAAATAGATCGCCAGATTATGGCTCCACTGTCTATCCGGGCTGCGTCAAGTCCAGTAGGTGTGGCTGCTAAAGTCTTTGAGTCTGCCGCAAAAGGGGTAACAGGCACTCGTATAGTCCAAATGTTTGTGGAGAACACTGCTCAACGTTTTATGTTAGCAGACGACATTAAGCAGTCTACTAATCAGTTTGATCGAGTGATCCGTGATGCTCAACGAATGGAGTGGAACGGCAAAAGTGTGTTAAGTGAAGCTGAGGCTGATCGTTTGTTGGGGGACTGGACGATGTTAAAAGATGCTGATGCTCGTCTTGCTATGTTCCAAAAGGTCACGGAAAGAATTAATAAAAACATTGCTGATGCTGTGTTCCCTGATTCGGTTGATGCTGCTAAAGCATTACAAGAAGTGTTAAGCAAAAATTTAACAGCAGCACAAAGTACTTTACAAAATGGTAAGCCTTTAGGTGGACTGTTTGGTAGCAACGATAGAACTCGTCTTAACATTGTAGACGAGGCTGGTGGGACTACTGATGTTTTTTCGTTGCCTATGAATCAAAAACAATTAGCTTCTAGTTTGATTGTTCCTCGATACGATTTAATTCAAGACGCTTTGCGTAAACATTCTAAAAGTGTGAAGCGCCCAAATCTTGACAAAGCTTTAGATATTCCTCGGGCAGTCACAGGTTTAGGCAGCGATGTTTCTACTGCTTTAATGTCAGCTTGGAGGCCAGCAGTTTTGTTGCGGCCTGCATGGCCTTTAAGAGTAGTTGGGGATGAAGCTTTGCGTGTTGCTTCAGTGGTTGGCGCAATTCCTCAGCTAGGTGCAATGATTAGAGGCTCAGCCGATTTCCGTGTGGCGTTGCTGAAACGTCGAGGGGTAGATACTGAAGCAAAATCTCTTGCAAAGATGAGAGAGAAGTTAAAAGAAAGTGATCCTGATTTCCCTGACAAGCTTAGTGACTTTGAAGTCTATGAAAGATATTTAGAAAAGTATGATGAAAAAAGTATTGAAAAGCTTTTTAAGAAAACAATAGATGAAGAGTATTCGAGAAGCCGAAAAGTAGTAGGTATTGCTGCTAGAGGATTCTTAGGTATGGGTTTGTTAGGTCCTGCGGGGGCAGTCGGTGCAGCGTTGGGTGGTATGGCAACTCAAAGCCGTACTGCAAGAAGGTTAGCTCAACGTAACATAGGTGAAGCTTTTGCTCAAGATCTTAAGACTCGTGCAGGTAACGCATTAGCTGAAGCTCAAGAAGAAATAGCTAAAAATTTAGGTCCGGCTGGAACAGCAAAAATTCTGGAGTTAGAACACACTGCTAAACTTTTGTATGCCCGAGAAGTGCATATTAAAAAAGTGTTAAAAAAATATGGGTACACAAAAGACAGTCTTGAAGCTAAAGCTTTAACAACTGCTGATGCTGCTGGCCGTAAGCTAGAGCAAGCCGGTCGTCAACCTACAATGATCGCTGGGGTTCTTGTCCGGGAAGCTTTGGGGGAAGATGATATCCCGCGAGAAGTGTTAAATGCTCGGGTAAGCGCCGACAGAAGTTCAAGTGCTTTGTTGAAAGGTTCTGCGACTAAGACCCGTACAAGCATGAAAACGGAAGCGGAATGGAGAAGTTTCCAAGAACGTGAACCTGATTTTGCTAACAAATGGGGCACTACTACTAATAGGCAATGGAAAGTCGAAGGAGATCCTCAATCGGCTAACAACCAGTATTTAGAAAAGTTGTGGTCCAACGAGCACCTTAATGAAGGCGCTCACACACAAAGTCTTTTAGAGTTTTTTGATACAAGTGCAGGTAGGCAAGTTTTAGATGCTTTGCAAAACGGTACAAGCCCTGACGATATTAACTCTTTAGTCCAAGCAGCTTTAGGTACAGTCAACGGCATACTTCCTCGCTATTTAGATGACGGCAAAAAAGCTATCAATAACTTTGATGGACTACGCGCACGCATGGCTACACCTGATGGTTCTTCGGCTGGAAAAAATGTTACGTGGGATGAAGCTGCTGCCGCCCGAAGCACTTTAAGTAAAGTAGACCAGGGAAAAGTAAATGCTCCAGATATAGATATGGGAACTACAGTCGGCCAAACTCAAGGGCTTTCTACTAAACCTTCATCGACAGGAAGACTCCAAGAGTTCACTCAAGGAGCTTTCAACGTTTTAGCTACATTGCCTACAGATCATTTAAGCCGGTTGCCTTATTTCCGTGCGTCTTTCGAAACAGAAATGGCACGCACCCTTACCCAATATTTGATACCTGGAACAAACGATTACAGAGTCCAAGGCAAAGATTTACAAAAGATTGTTAACAAACTAGAATCTAATGCTAGAGACAAAGCTTTAGCAGACGTTAGATATCTTCTTTACGATCTTACTGAATCTACTCGTATGCAAGAAGTCCTTTCTAACTTCATGCCTTTCCTTGGAGCCTGGCAAGAAGTTATTTCTCGATGGGGAAACATAGCTCGCGAAAACCCTGCCTATGTTGCCCGAGTGTTAGACAACTTTAACTCTATCCCAATCACTGAAGACGAAGAAACCGGTGCTCGCTGGATGGTACTGCGTGTTCCCGAAATGGAAGGTTTCTCAGGTTTCCTTAGCAAACCGTTCATTGGGAAACAACTAAAATTTAGTCAAGACGCAATGTCTATGTTATCTTCTGGCGGTCCCGGATTCGGGCCTCTCGTAACTATTCCTATTACCGAGATAGCGGTAGTCGAACCTACTTTAGAAGAGGCAATGGAATTTATGTGGCCTTACGGGCTACCTCAAGGAGATAGCGCTGCTAAACGAATAGCTGGTCAACTAGGTCCTGCCTGGATGAAAAGAGCTAAAGGCGCAGCGATAGGGAGCGATGAGCAAGAGCGTATAGTTCTTAACTTAGCCCGAGATCATATGGTCAGGTTAAGAGACGAGCCTGCTGTAAACGACGGAGATATGCAATACCCTAATCGTTACGCAGAAATGCTTGGTACTCCTCTTCTCCAAAACCAGATGATGCAAAATATTAGAGACGAAGCTCGTTCACTTCTTGCCGCTCGTGCGTTTGCCTCAATGGTTATGCCTACATCAATGCTGGTAGAGTCTCCTTACCAATTCTACATTGATCAATATCGTGCTTTAAGAGAGGCAGATTATTCGACTGCTGACGATCTTTTTGTAGAAGCTAACGGCGCAGAAATGTTTGCGGTAATGCAACGTACAACTAGCAACGGCAACGGAGTAGCTCCAACTATTGAAAGTTGGGAAACGTTTCAACAGTACCGCCCTTTAATCGAATCTTACCCTATGATCGGCCGTTTAATTACTGGCTCTGTCGGAAGTCTCGAAGTTCAACGGTTTAACGAAGCGGTTTATCGTCGTCAACAATCTGAAGCAATTTCTCCAGGGTCGGCTACTAAGCAACGTCAACGAGTCCCGTTAGAAGATTTTGTTGAAGGGCCTGACATCAAAGAAGGCTGGGCTAAATACAGAACGTTGATTGATGTTCGCAATACAGAACTTATGGCACGTAGAGAACAAGGAGCTTCTCCTTCTATAAACGCTAAATCTAATCAGAAGCTTAAAAGTTTATATCAGTGGGAATTGTCTCAATTAGAAACTTCGCATCCTGCGTGGTGGCGTGAGTTTAATGTTAGAGATAATCTGAAAGATAAAACAAAGTTTGAAGCTTTAGAAGCAGTCGCTTCAGACGAAACTCTTCTTCAGCGAGAAGATATAAAAACGCTTAAATCTTATTTGCAAGATCGACAAATCATATCTGAAGAGCTTGAGGCTCGTCGGCGCATCGGGGGATCTGCTTCTCTTAGCTCAACGAAAAATCAAGATCTGGCCGAGATGTGGGAGTTTATAAGAATGGATTACAGAGAAAACATTCCTGAATTCCAAGACATTTTTGATCATTATTTAAACCAAGACGCAGTAGACGAAACTACTTGGAGAACAAACTAATGTCACAAGAAAAAGAAAAAACTTTAACTGAAAACGCTACTGCATTAGATGATAGAGCTATAGCTAGTGGGTGGTCTCCTTCAGGATACGGAGCTTTTTCTCAAACAAACAATCCGACAGTAGGGTTCCGCACAAACATTTTGAAAGAAGAAGAAGTCTATCGAGGCGAAGATCCTTCAGATCAGTTTGTGAACCGTGAGATTTCTAAAACTGACCCAATCTTGCAATCTGAATATATTGACGAGTTTGCTGCTATGGGACAAACTGAACAAGAGTCTTATGCTTTGGCTATGTATTTAGAAGGATGGGGCGACAGGTTTGGTATAGAAAGCATTGACGATATTTATGAGCCTTACGTTATCCAAGGGATGCTTGAAATAGGGTTAGGCCGTGCTGCGGACTCTGCCTTGATTGGTCGTCGTGATCAACTGCCTAGCTTCGATCAAGGCTTAGCGGATCAGGCAAACCCAACTGTCTCAGATGTGTTAGCTAAACTGAATAGTGACAAACCTGAAGTCAGATATATGGACAGGGCTGGCTTAGAACTATCGGCAGATACTTATTTCCAAAGAACGTTAGGTCGAGACGCTAGAGCGGAAGAACTTAATAGTTTCGTTAGCGGGATCTATGCGGCGCAGGCTAGCGGGTTAGCTGGTCAAGAAATCAATGTTGCGGGGCGAGCAGCCCAAGCAGCAGAAGCAGCAGACCCTAGAAGGGCTGAAGGTATACAGTATTCTCAAGCAGCGACAAGGGTAATGAACTCTCTTAAAGGTATGGCTCCACGATGACCGATTATCAACCACCGATGTCTGATGCTGATCCTGACTATGTTCCTTCAGGGGAAGGGTTTAAGGAAACGTTTGAAGGTGCAGGAGAGATAATTTCAGCAGTTGTGTCTGTTGTCGCTCAGACTGTTCCTTTGACAGATAGCCAATTAGATAGTCTGCAAGAAGGCTTGTACGAAGATTTTGTAGCTACTACTGATAGTTCAAAAGCTCCAGGTAGTCTTCGAACAAATCCGTTAGATATTTTTGAGATGACAAAAAGGGAAATCAATGAAGTCGCTAAAAGTATAGGTAACTTTTTTGCTCAAATTAAAGACATCGATATTGCTGCGGCGGCACCTAGCTTGCCTGACTTTGATACTTTATTAAATGCCAAAGTCCCGGGTAGGATGGGGGAAGGTGGCGGTATTGCAAGGTTGTTTAGTTCTGTTACAGATTTTTTTAAGGTTAAAGAAAGAGATGATAATCTTTCTTCTGGTAATCCACAAGTCAGCGCTCTTTACAATGAGTCTTTGGTTGCGTTAGAAAAAAATAAAGAAAGGCTTGACACCGAACTCAACGTTGTAACTAATACAGAACGGCTTAGAGGAGGGGGAAAGTTTGGAAAGCAAGCACGTAAAAGAAATGAAAGAATTATTGAAGAAAGCCAAAACGATTTAGATCTAAAGGATGTGTTTGAAGCAAACATTCCTGTACTTGAAGAAATTTTAGAAAGAGCGTTAAGCCGGGCTTCTTCAGTCGATAATCGAAATCCAGAAAGTGTCAGAAATGAGAATGAACAGTTCGAAGAAGACATTAAACAGTCATCTTTGTCTGATGACGCTAAAAAAACAATATTATCAAATACACTTAATAGAACCCCTAATCAAAACGTACAAGCTCTTCGTTCATTTATTGAAGATGAAGAAGAAGCTTTTAACGACCTTGATTCTGTAGAACTTAAAAACGCTCTTGCTGATAGTAAAGCCAAGTTAGCAGAGCTAGACGTTGATAGCGATGCCAAGATCCAATTTGTTAAAGATCAGATCTTGAACGCCGAGGAACGTTTAGAGTCGTCGCCTGACCCTAGCTCAGCTACTGATTCTGAAATCCTTTCTTGGTTGGTTGGCTCCCCCAGCGATGACGATGAAAACATTTTTGTTAATGAAGCAGTAGCTTTAGGAGAAACTAATAAGCTTATTGGACGCAAAGTCGCGAACGCTATTAACGCACCATCGGTAGCTGAACAAGCCGACATTGTGTCTAGATACAAGAACTCGGCTGCGGAGCCAAAATCTAATCCTGCTGGTTTGCAGCGTTTCCAAAATTCAAACCGAGGGTTGGCTGAAGTAGACGAAGAAGCCGCTGTTGATGCTTCTGGTTTAGGTTCAGCTACTTATAGCGAACCAGTTATCCCAGGGTTTGAGAATCCCCCATCAGGTGCTCTTCCGGAAGTAAACGTTCCGACGAACGCTTTTGATGCGGCTGATGCTTCCATGCTTCCCGAAACGCAAAACGTTGACCTAACCAATGAAGAAAAAATTAGACAATTAAGAGAGATCGGTCTTACCGAAGAGCAAATCAACATTTTGATTACTCCTGACACAAACATGGAGCAAGGGCAGGTTGATCAGCTTACGAAGTTAGGTTACACCCCTCAACAAATTGCGTCAGTCTTAGACTCTTCAACTGGTAGCGCTACACCTTCTACATCTCCTCCGGCTTCTCAGACCTCTACAATCCCTGCTTCTCCAAGCACGAACGATTCAGGCTTAGCTGCCCAATTCGGTTACAAGTATTTGATGTTTGAGCCAGGCACACAAAACAAACGCCAAGACATGATGGTGATAGACCCAGAGACGCAACAAGAAATTCATGCTTTAGATCTAATCCAAAAAAACAATTTAACAGACCCAAACGAAATTGACTACATTTTAGCTCAAACCGAATACATGGAGCTAGAAGGAGCAGCGAACATAGATTGGGATGTTGCCTGGGATAAAGCTGCCCCTGACGGAGCAGCATGGGACGATATCACCCCTAATCGTGAAGCTATCCTTAAAGCAAAGAAAGATTATATTATTGACCAGCTAGAGTTGTTAGAACTGACTAGCGAAGTCACTGAAGAAGAAATAAACGATTTAGCAATAACCTCTTCAAGAGGCGCTTTCGACGCTGAAGATATCCGAGCAACTTTGACAGATGTCAAGAATGAGTTTTTAGATTTCAGCAGTTTCGCAGGGGAAAAAGATACAGGTCTTTTGGGAGCTTACAAATCTAATGTAGCAACAAGTGCTGGGCAGTACATGCTGAATCTAAGCGATGCAGAAATAGATACTTATGTGACTGGGTTGTATAACTCTCCTAATGCTGAGAACCAAATGCTTCTTTATGAGCAAGTATGGAAACAGAAAGCTAAAGAAGAGTTCCCTACTTTGATTGGGCTTATAGATCAGGGTATGACTCCTGCCGAATATTTTGCTCCTTATCAAAACAAAGCTTCTACTTTGTTGGAACGCCAAGTTGACTTTATGGGCAGTGACAGGAATTTGTTTAATACTGTTTCTCGTTCTACGCCTGCTGACGGGACGGGAAGTCGGCCTATGACTTATACAGAGATGGAAAAAACTGTGCGTTCAGGCGCTGAATGGTGGGGGACTCAGAATGCAGAAGATGAGGCTCGAACTATAGCTGACGACGTTGGTCGGCGGATGGGATTTGTATCGTAATGGCAGTTGATAATCCTGATTTTAAACTAGGTGACAAGTATACTGGACCGGCTAAAGGTTCACGAGGCGAAGTCATCAATATGAAAGATGGCACTTTTGTTGAAGGCACAGATGCTCAAGGCAACGGTATCAGATATGTTTGGACTGGGGTAGGTGACAACTTTGCTCCTGAAGGTGGCTGGGGTGCAACCACCGAGGCACAAGCAGCCGAAGACGCCAGAGTCAAAGAATTAGCTAAAGATCAATTCGGCGTCTCTCCACTTAAGGGGGTTGAAAGAGCGGACGGGAGCTTCGCTCCAGGTGTTTACAGCACTAACGATGAATATTATGGTGGCGCTCAAGTAGAACCTGTCGGGGGAACAGACACTCAAGGCAGGCCAGAATATATTGATGGACCGTTAGACAAAGCTAATAACCCTACATGGGTCATTAACCCAGATTACGGTAAAGCTAAAGGCGTCAACACAGCCAACCCAAACAAAAACCCTTACGCAAGTAACAGTAACTTGTCTGGGACATCAGCTAAAACTATTTTGAGTAAGTTGATTCGTAACATGTTTGGGAACAGCCCTAAGTATTCTTCTGAAATTGCTGGAGTCACTACCCAGTTACAAGCTTTAATGGTTGATGGGGCTTCTGAATTAGAAGTCACTCAGACTATCCGAGAATCAGATTTTTATAAGAAACGTTTCCCTGGGATGGGAGCAAGAGCAACGGCTGGGATGTCTGCGATTAGTGAAGCTGACTATATAGGTTTAGAGGATAGTTATCGTAGCGCTATGCGGATCTCTGGTTTAAGTGAAGAATTTGCAGACAACGATGCTCTTTACGGGGATCTGATAGCTGGAGATGTTTCTGCGGCTGAGCTTCAAACGCGGGTGGCGTTAGCAGAAACGGCAGCTAATGGTTCTGATCCAGCAATACTTGCACAAATTGAAGAGTTTTATCCTGAGATGCTGGAAGGGAACCGTCTAGTCGAGTATTATCTTGACCCCGAAGGGGCAGTGAATCTTTATGAAGAGCAGCGTAAGCAGCGAGCGGCAGGGTTGTCGGTTTCTACTTTGCGTGCTGTTGGTCAAGGCTTGAATTTGGGGATGGCTGAAGCTTTGGAAAGAGAGAATATTCAAAGCCGGGAGATCCAATCTCGTTTAGGTCAGCGTAAAGGTTTGACAGATCGTCTCCTTGGAGAAGAAGCAGCGTTGACTGCAAGCGAAATAGCTTCAGGCGAATTCGGTTTAGAAGCAGAACAAGCAACTAAACTGCGTCGTCGTCGTGAAGAACGAGTCGCTGGGTTCACCGGCCAAACAGGGGTTCTCACAACAAATTCAGGGATTAAAGGATTAGGTGCTGCTACTTAGTGGAATTGTAGTACCTACACAGTGTATTTTAAAGGTTGTTGATTGGCCCCGTATGGGAGAGCTACCAACAAACCTCCATCAAAGTACCACCGCTTTGATGCGTACAGGACAGGTGAGCACAAATGGCAAGCAGCAACTCCGTCAGTATTGACGAATCAGAAGCTGAGGCCCAGACCGAATCGAAACCGAATTGGCGTAGGGAACTCGAAGGTCGAGCAACTAGCGCTGAGACAGAACTCGCTTCTTACAAGAGGCGTGATGCTTTCCGATCAGCAGGACTAGATCCTGATGATGCTAAGGTTAGCTACTTTGTTAAAGGATACGAAGGCGAACTTGATGCCCAATCTATTGCAGCGGAAGCTACAGCAGCAGGGTTTCTTGGCAGTAATGCTTCTCCTAGTAATCCTCGGCAAGATGCAGAGCTAGCAGCAGAGCAACGAATTGCTTTGGCTGGCGAAGGCGGAGATCCGGTTAGCAACCCTGACCTAGACGCTAAAATTAAAGCTACTAGTTCCCCAGAGGAACTAAGAGCATTGATGGAAGCAAACGGTTATTTGTGGAACGCCACTACCTGATTTAGTCATTAAAGCGGAGTCCCTCTCTCTTTAAGGACTTCATAATGGCCGTAGGTTTTACGGGTACCGGACAGGTAGATTCTTCTACCGGAGCGTTTGAGCAACTCGCTTACTTCGCTTTACGATCCAATCCTCTTTACGAAATGATCGCTGATGTTCGATCTACAGCGCAAACCCACAATGGTGCGTCTGTAACATTCGACATCTATGACAACATGGCTACCGCTACTACAGCGTTAGCGCAAGCAACAGACGTTGCAGCTATCCAGTTGACTGATACGGTAGTTACCGTAGCGTTGGCTGAGTATGGTAACGCTGTTACTACAACCGCTAAACTGCGTGGAACTTCATTCTTGAACGTTGACGCAGACGCAGCAAACATTATCGGTTACAACATGGTCGATTCTATTGACACCATTGTTGCTGGTATCGCTTCAGGTGGAACAAATGAAATTCTGCCTCTTGGTCGTGCCGGTACCGTTAACATTATTGGTGCTGACATAATCACTCCTAAACAAACTCGTACTGCTGCTGCGAAACTTCGTACAGCTTCAGCACCTGGTTTCGAGAACGGTAACTATGTTGGGATGATTCATCCTGATGTGGCTTTCGATCTTCGTAGCGCAGCAGACGTGACTGATGTTATCGCATACCAGATCCGTCAAGATGGCGCTGCTGTCCGTAACGGTTCTATCGGCACATGGGGTGGTGTGGAGTTCATTGAGAACCCTCGCGCTCACATCCAGGCCGGTGCTGGTGCTGCTGGTATCAACGTGTATGACACTGTTATCGCAGGGCGTCAAGCTCTCGCTAAAGCGTTCTCACGGGCACCAGGTTTCGGTGAAATGCCTTCTATCGTTTATGGGCCAGTAACTGATAACCTTCGCCGTTTCATGACTGTCGGCTGGTACCAACTTGTTGGCTACGGCATCTTCCGTCAAGCTTGCATACAGCGTGTAGAATCTGCTTCTAGCCTCGCCTAGTAGCTGAGGTTTGGGAGGGTCAGGGTTCCCCCTTTCCCTTGGCCCTTCCATCCCCCCCCCTTGTTCTTTGTTAGTATGTTGTTAAGCGGAGGTCGATATGCCTAAAGTTGGTAATAAACATTACAGTTACACTGCCGGTGGTAGGAAAGCTGCTGCGGCGCAAGCTAAGAGAACTGGGAAAAAAGTTACGAATACCAGAAAAAGAGGAAAACGATAATGGCCGGATCAGGCAATGTGACTATCCGACCTAAGCCGATCACAGGTACCGGAGGAGTTAACCGTGGCTGACAGTGGCCTTTATACCTTGCCGTTCAAGAATAACTTGACGCAGGTTACGAATTTCCAAATAGATTTTGATGATACAACCGCAGGCCGTTTCAAGTGTATGCTTGTTAAAGCTGCATATGTCCCTAACTTTGCTACTGATTCAGTGTATGGCGATGTGACTAACCAGGTTACAGGTACGGGTTACACCGATGGCGGTGAAGCTCTCACTGGTGTGACGTTCGCTATAACGGGGGGCGCAGCCAATGCGATTGTTACGTGGGATGCGGGGGATGTGACGTGGACTGGTTCTACGATTACTGACGCCCGTGCCGCTGTGATCTACAATACCAGTGAGGCCAATAAGCCTCTTATTGCTTACGTCGATTTTGGTGGAAACTTTTCCACTACATCGGGTACATTCCAGATTGTTTGGAATGCGTCTGGCATCTTTACTCTCGATACGACTCCATAGGAGATTTGAATGGCTATTCCGTCACCCAGTAATTTTCCTGGAGCGTTAGACACAACTGCTGAGCAGCCGTCTCCGCTTTCGGATACTGAGCTAGATGCAACAAATTTTTTGCATGATAAAGTTCATACGAATCATTCGACCGCTTTGATTGCTTTGCAAACCAAAATGGGGATTAGTGCTTCTGTGCCTACGACTGTGGGTCATGTGCTTACTGTTTCGGCTGCGGGTACTAGTGGCTGGGCGGCGGTTGAGTCAGACCCGATCCCTCTAATTTTAGCATTGTCATAGGAGTATAGAATATGGCTAATACATTCAATAATGAGTTCACACATTTAACACTTGCAACACAAGCTGTTTACACTGCGCCAGCAGCAACTGGCAATATAGCTATCGTGTTGTTGGCTCAGGCTACTAACATAGCTAGTGGCGCTCAGGCTGTCACCCTTTGTGTCTATACTAGTGGCGCTAAAGAGACTGAGTTAGTCTTAAATCTGAGTGTCCCTGAGAAAGCTGCTGTAGGTCTTATTGCAGGCAAATTGGTCCTTAAAGCGGGTCAGTCTTTGTACGCCAACAGCTCTGCGGGGTCTTTAATAGACATGAACATTTCTGTATTAGAAATTACCTGATCTGTGACGGGTATAGAAGCGGGTAAAACGTGGAGTAGGATTGGGCCAGAAGTGGCACCAACTGCTATTGCTGCGTCTGGAGTGTGGACTCTTCAAGAGAATGCAGAGAACCAGGGGGCTGGTACTTGGCCTAACCCCCCTTCAGGTTACTATTTGATGACTACCGTTTATGGTTATACAACTGATCAAGTCTGCAAATCAGATGTTAAGACTGATCCGGTTACAGGCAAACTTCATCAGTGGCGGTCAGGAAACCCATCAGCCATTATTTCAACCTTGAATGTTATTGACAGTTACAAGCAGCTTTCTGATTTTGATGGTTCCGAGGCAGTCAATACGACACAAGGTGCAGCCTACGGTGCGTCGAACTGGCAAGACATGGCTACTAACGGTATCTATATTCGTCCGAGTGGGGCAGGCGCTGTTTATTTTGGCGGCGGATCAACTGATGCCTCCTCGACCCTCTCGGGTAATCTCGCCGGTAACTCAGCATCGTTTGTGCAGTGGGCATCAAACGATGGTTTTACCGCAGGCAACGAAGGTATCATTTACGGGGCGTCATCTAACGCCAACTTTAGTCAGGACTCCCGCAGCCAGTCGGGCGGAGTCGTTGACAGTTCAAACAATTTTTATATGCAGGGTGAAACGTATCCCGGGAAAGTTGAAAGTGTCCTTGGTAAGTTCAGTTGGAGTGGTACGCCTTGGGCTGCTTCTAGCACTGTAAGCCTTGATTGGTCACTGGAGTTTAAAGCTAGTAGCCACGTTCAAATGTTTGGGATGCGTCTTTGCCACGGGAAAATCTGGAGTTGGGGAGCTACTAATCCTTTCGGTGTTTACTACTATGGTGTAGCTCAAGCAGTTACTACTGCTCAAGGTTTTAACACGCCAAAGTATTTGACGACGAACTACTCCGGTACTGATACTGCTATGTGTGTAGGCGTCGTTCCTAAAGACGACAACTACAATGTTTACGCTTTGATTACTTCTATGGGAGTAGGCGGGGGCGGGATGTGGATTGCGATTGCTGAACTTGATGATGCTTGTGCAGTTCAGTCAACCATCGGCCTTCGACTCGCCACAAGCAACACTCGGAACCAATACGAACCTAGTTATCCTCGTTTAGAGATCGACAGTTCCGGCAACTTTTACGTCATAGTTACAACGGTACAAGCAGGCGTCACTAGCAACCGTTCGCTTAACATCATCAAAATAAGTCCGGCAGGAGTCAAACTGTGGGAGCGCTCAATCTTCGGAACAATAGGTGCCGGTATTCGGCTACAAGCAGCCGGTATTACGATTGACGACGACGACGTTCTGATAATCAACGGAATTACCGATCCCACAACTTCTTACGGAAAAGCCACCGCTTTCTTGGCGAGAATCCCTCCAAATGGTGGAACTGATTGGAGCGCACAATCTGCTTGGACAACATCGGCTGGTACTTACGGCCTTAACTATCAGACAACAAACGATTGGACTATCGAGTCCGGTCTAACAGCTATTTCCACGACAGGCGGGACAGTAGCCACGAGCGCTTCGGGTTACACTTTTGCAACGATGGCTTTCGGATCTGGGGGAAGCGCAAACGTAATGAACCTTGAGGGCGCACAATCGGGTAACACGATGTACGGACAGGAGACAGTAGGATGAGTAATTACATTCACCCTGACGGTTACATCATTGGACCTGGAGACATTAAAAAAATTCAAGAAGGATGGGTTGAAAGCGATCCGTTACCTGACAGCTACTACCAACTTTTTAGAGATGAAAAACCTGATGGGATTCTTGTCTTTGCTGACGATGCAGCAGAAGGTGATGATCCTATAAAAGTTACTGAATATGTTTGTGCTGAACCTTTTTATAATGAAGCGGCTGGTCGTTGGGAACAACTTTGGGTGCCTGTTGTGATTGATCCTTGGGTGCCTATAACTGGTATTTTACCTAAATGGTTGGAAGAGGTTAGCTAATGGTTGGATACGGTGAGAATGGGTCTGTCGTAGGCCCCCAAAATACGCCAACTACTAGCGCAGCTAATGGTATCTGGACGCTTGGAGAGCTTACAGAAAGCATGCGTGATGGTACTTGGCCTAAGCCTTTTGCAGGTTGGATGGCAGAGTACAATCCGAATATTACTAGAAGTGGTACTCCTGCTCCTGCGTATTACGGCATTTCATTTGATTTAGACACAAATAATGGTGTTGTTCTTTGTGGAATAGCTCAGCATTCTAGTGCAAATGGTGGGTTCTTTGGAAAAATTACTTCAAGCGGAACTCTTACTTCAACTCATGACTATTTACTTGGTCCTACTAGTAACGCTTTTACTATGTGGAGTCTTACTGTTGACACAAGCAACAACATTTATACTGGTGGCGATTGGAGTGTTGGTGCCCCTTACCCTGGTCTATGGCGTACAAAACTTGATTCTTCGTTAAGCGAAATTTGGTTTAATGATGTAAGCGATGAAGCTATGCGTATTGCAGCTAACGCTACTACGTATAGTAATTCAAATTATGGATTACGTGCTAGCCCTAACGGTAACGCTTGTATTGATACAGGTTATGGTCTTTTTCAAAGTGGCTATAACCAGTTTTATGAACCTGTAAGAGCATCAGACGGTTATTCTTTGCGAAGGTGGTCTGGTCATAAAGCGTTCCAGAATGCTAGTAGTTCTACGAGCATGGGTTCTAGTACTCAGGCAATGGATCTGAACAATACTAACATGTTGGTAATGGGCAGAGTTTATAACAGCAGCTACGGTGGCTATATAAACTTTCTTAATGCAGGCGGTAACACTCTTAGTAATCAGCCAAACAAATGTTATGTAAAGCCTAGTAATGGCTCTAGTAGCTCTTTCTATTTTGGTCAATCAACATCAAAAATGTATAAGACTGCTGCTAACAATAACAGGTACCCTTGGCTTTCTCATGCAGAATCTGCTGCTACTGTTGGTGCTGTTAACTTCACAAATTGTATGACTTTACAACAGTGGAATTATGCAGCAGGTTGGAATCTGATTGATTTGCAGGCACAATTTTTTGTTAATGCTGCTGATAGTCCTGCTTCGCCAGCTCCAACTCAATTACTTCCACAGGCTATGGAGTGGGACTCTACTGATACAACACTTTACATATTATGTAAAGATAATGGGAATAAGCCACAGCAAAATTATTTGATGGCTTATACGCCAGGAACTCAAACTATTGAATGGCAAAGAAAAGTTTATATATCTAAAACTGGTCAAGGGAGTGGCACTTTTCAAAGCGCTGATACACATGATTTAGTTATTGATTCAAACGACGAGTTTTTAACATTGGTTTTTAATACAACTAATAGCGGTGTTAGCTCAAACAAAATAGTTGTAATGAAATTACCAGTTGATGGAGATGGTACTGGGACTTGGACTGTTGGCGACTACACAGTTGTTTATGAAGCTTCTAACATTACTAAAACACATGAAACAAATTTAACAGCTTTTACTAATGCTGGTATGATGAATGATCATACGCAAGTTAACTATGCTAATGACCCTGGTACACCAACTTCAACTTCTATGTCTGGGTCAGTAATAGAAGGAAGTAAATAATGGATGAAGAATTTGTTGATGATCTTCCTGAAGGTATTGCTGCTCAACCTGATGATTTTGAATTAAGACCGTATCAACATGACCCATTAACTAATACGTGGGTTCCTATAGATCTATGGCGTTAATGGATGTTGTTGACGCACCGAGGAAAGTAACCACCGGACGACCTATGTCGCCGGTAGGTATCGTCGTGCATCACACAGCCTCATACAGTAAAGCAGACCCTGACGC